TAAGTCAAAAAGATGATGAACCTTCGTGACACCTACGCTGGTGTCGATCCCATTCTGACCACTCTGGCACAGGGCTACATGCTGCCGGAGAACAATATCTCCAACTTCATTGCTCCCGTGGTGGACACCCCCACCCGTGCTGGCCGCATCCTGCGCTTCGGCAAAGAGCAGTTCGCTGTGTCCGACTTCCGTCGCGCCTACGGCACCAACATCCCCGCCATCCAGAGCCGTTACGACTCTGAGAGCTACGCTCTGGAGCAGGAAGTGGTTGCTTGGGAACTGCCCGAGGAAGACATCGAGAACGCCGGTGAGGGTCCCGCTCAGGTCGACCTCCGCGCCATCGAGACCCGCAACGCCATGCAGCGTCTGATGAACAGCTACGAGGCCACCGTGTCCGCCGCTGTGACCAACCTGGGCATCTACGAGCCCGGCCTGGCCTACACCGACTGGACCACCGCCGCTGGTGCTGGTCAGACCCTGGCTGGCTCCCCTCAACCCTGGGACGTCGCCAACTCGGATCCCATCCTGGACGTGCTGAAGCTGAAGCGTGCCGTGTCCAACCAGATCGGCATCCGCCCCAACTCCATGGTGATCGGCACCAACGTGTTCGACACCCTGATGACGAACGCCAACATCCTGGACCGCATTAAGTACACCACCGCCGACTCCATCGACGTGGACATGCTGGCTCGCTACTTCGGTCTGGAGCGTGGCATCCGCGTGGGTGAAGGTCGTCAGCTGGCTGCCAACGGCGAACTGCTGCCCATCTTCCCTGAGAACGCCATCCTGCTGTTCTACAGCCCCCTCGGCGCTAACGATAGCGTGCTGCCTGCTGGCGGTGCTTCTTCTGCCACCCCTGCTTTCGCTTACACCTATCAGCTCACCGGTACTCCCGCTGTCCGCCCTGAGTACTACATCCGTGAGCGTCGCGTGGTTCGCGCTGAGATCACCGTTGAGCGTGCCGTGAACGTTGTGGGTCTGGGCGCCACCGGTCTTGCTGGTTCCGGTGCCTTCATCAACGACATCCTCGCTTGATTCGAGTATCTAATTACACGAATTCTGAGGAGGTACTTAAATGGCAATTCTAACACCGATTTCTAAGTCGGGCTTCATCATGTACGTTGGAGGCCTCGAGTTCTTCTGGACTCAGTTCTCCGGCATCAGCGATACCTCCGCCACAGGTGAATACGCTAACGGCACTGGCCGTCGTATCCACAAGGTCATCGGTCCTCGTACTATCGACGATGTGACCCTGACCATGCCTTATGATCCTCTGCAGGCCAACCAGATCGAACAGTTCTGGCTTGAGTATGACTGTCAGTTCCTGACTATCACTATCCAGCCGGTTAACTGCGATGGTGAGAGCCCCCTCGGCGACCCCTACATCCTCGAGGGATGCCAGTTGATCAGCTTGACTGTGGCTGAGGCTGACCGTGAGAGCGGTGACGTCGGCACTATCGAGCTCGGCTTCACTGTGAACACCTGGAAACGTGGTTCTATCGCTGACACCGGCGTCGTCGGTTGATCGATAACACAACACTTATTAGAGGGGCCTCAGGGTCCCTCTTTTTTGTTGTAGGGTAAAACTATTGCATCGGGTTACGCACTCCATACAAAATTAATGGCTAAAACAGTCTTTGCTCCGGGCGTTATTGTCACTTCAGAGTGGCTGAATGGCTCACAACAGCTTTACTTCGATGGGCAGGTCGATCTCGATTGGCATTACATGCCATTGACCGTCCTGGACATCCAGAGAACTAACCCTTCTAAGACAGGTTTCAACGACACTTTCGTCACCACAGGTACTGCTCAGACCCTTGCTAGCGGTCAGCCCATCATCGGTGAAAAGGAGTTTAGAAGCCACGTAACCCTTGGTATTGGCAATAGCACTGACGCTGCTAACTATGCCTCCGCTCCCAAGGCTCCGTACCCCGCCACTGCAGGCCTGATCAGTCAGATCAACGCCGACAGTGATCGCGACTCTCTAGTCGTGAACTGGGGCTTGCTCCAACAACAGTTTGGGGCCCTAAGTGTTTCCGATTTACTATCTGGGTGCTCCGTTGATGTCAACGCACCTGTGCCTTCTGACGACGGAAAGATTGTTGCGTTCGACTTCTCTCTTGGGGAGTGGACGTGTAGAGACTATGTAGACGGAGGCAGCTTCTGATGGCACGATACGTTCCAATCCCGCCTGTCTCGATTGACCCGAGGAACGAGGCTGAGTTGCTGAATGCGGCTCTGCGTAAGGTCTTTCAGGCGTCGAACGGGACTATCAACGACTTTGCCAGTGGCTCCCCCGTCGCCGCCCTGCTCGAAGGTCAGGTGTTCGCCCAGGGTGAACTGCTCTACTACCTGAACCGCCTACCTAATGCCGTAATCCAAGAGTGGATCGGCCCCTTCTTGGGCTCCATGCGTCGCACTGGCAGTGCAGCGACCGCGACTCTGCTCTTCACCATCGAGCCTCGCGACACCCCCTTCGTTGTCAACGAGGGCTTCAGCGTGAGCACCTCACCGACCCTGGCTGATGGCCTGACAGCGACGTTCCTCACGGACACAACGCTGGTCATCCCGCCCGGGAAGACCGAGGGGACTGTCTCCGCCACGTGCTCGGTCCTGGGTAGCGAGGGCAACGTCCCCGCCGACTCCATCAACCGCTACCTGAGCAACCTCGCAGGGCTGGTGTCTGTCACCAACGCCGAGGCCGCCAGCGGTGGCACCGACGTGGAGACCCTTGAGGAGGTGCGTGAGCGTTTCTACTCTCTGATCCGCCGCCCCAACCCCGTCTCCAAGGAGGACTGGGAGAACTTCTTCATCGATCTGTTTGGCATCGGGTCCGTGGTCTCCACCATCCCCCGCCGCTCCGCGCAGTACGAGCCGATCTCCCCTTCTGACGAGTACGGGCACGTGTCCTTCTTCCTGCTGAAGCCTGACCTGGCTCAGCCGACTTCCGAGGACATCAAGAACATCTTCAACCTCCTCCGCGTCTCCTGCCCACTCGAGTTCGAGCCGCACGTCTATCCCGTCGAGCTGAATGACGTTGACATCTTCGCCGACTTCCGATACGACCTGAACCTCGGCTACGCTCGGGATTTGGATTCCCTGTCTTCCACACTCCGCACCTACCTCTCCAACGTCTTCAACCCCGACACCTACTTCCCGATCGGTTACAACCCGTCGGTGTCTGACGTCGCAGGGGCCTTCGTTGAGCAGATCGGTTCTTACACCGAGCCAGACGTTCTCTCCCTCCGTGGCTACTTCACGCCCCGTGGTGTCTCCAAGAACGTGCTAAACCCTTCCGGTTTGTCTTCGTTCATCGCTTCGGAGACTCTGACCACCAACGACTTGGTGAGACAGGGGAACACTTACTTTCCTGTCCTGAAGCCATTCTCCCCCAACTCTGGGTCTCAGGAGGCCGAGGAGGTGAAAGGCAACGTGGCTCTGACGAAAGTCAAGACATGGGACGTAACCAATAGCCCCTTCAAGAAGGGCGAGGTCATCCTCTATAACGCCGCTTATTACGAAGTCCTGGAAGAGTTTATCCTCTCACCCAACAGAACTTTCGAGCTCTATCAGAACCTGAGCAACATCTCCTCCACCGCCAAGGCTGTCACGACCTGGACGAGTGGTTCTGCGCTGACCACTGCCAATTTGGTCCTGGCCACCGCCGCCGACTTCTCCACCGCTGTCCAGCTGACCAATCAGCCCCTGGCTTGGGTCGTCCTCAAGGACTTCACCATCCCTGCTGTGACGAACACTCTGGCGAACGCTCAGGCCAACTCCTTCGTTGGCTCGACTGGCGCCACCATCTCCACAGCTGTGGACGAGACGACCTATACCACTGGAGAGTACATCCAGGTCGAGGTCACAGACGCCCTGCGTGGTCTCCTCACAAAGACCTTCCTCGTGGAGAAGGACTTCACCTATCGCGTGACTCAGGACTTCTCTGAGGCAGTCGTCGAGGTCTCCATCTTCTCCGAGAGTGACTTCAACGCCCTTGAGTTCCGCTACAGACCCCGCTTCTCTGTCGGTGAGTACCTGTACGATCGTGAGACTGGCTTCTACTACCAGGCTCTGAGGAGCTTCACCCCGACGACCAAGGATGTAGACACGATGGTGAACAACGGTGACATCACCAAGCTCACTTTCATCCCCGCAGTCTCCCGACCCATCTTCCGTCTGATCGCAGGGGACATCGTCTCACTTCTGAGTGGTCGAGTGACCAAACAGTATGAGGTCCAGGAGTCGTTCACTCCTGTCTTCGATGCATCGACCTATATCAACCAA